CCTGCCTCTCTTATAACCTTCATTAAAGGCTTTAGCTTTGGCTGAACTCCAAAGAGCCCATAAGTAAAGGCCGAAAAATGGAACCCCAATTGTTATTGCAAAGACTTGAGTATCAGATAAATTAGGAAACATCTGCGCTCACCCCATATTTATCAAGCCAGTATGCAGATATTTCAGCCTTAGATAGACGGCCTCGAAGTTGCTTCTTACCCATCCGCTCTTTAGCAAATCTTCTTATTATTGATCCCTTAACCCAATTTGTCCCATCAGTCCAAGCACCAGCTTGAGAATCAAATCGAATAAGAGCTACTTTATTTACCATCTAGCAATCATCTCCTTCATTTCATCATCCAGACTTGCAATTGCATTGTCATTGGTTCTGACGTAGGTGTTTCCGTTACTGTGAATTGATCCTTCACCAACGACAAAACCCTTGTATTTAATGTCAATCCCATCGCCTACTTGACCAAAGAACCTAAGTTCCTCATCAACGCTGTAATACAAATGAAAGCCATCTCCTGTGCTGACTGTGTAAGTTGGCTTCATCCAATCGCGGATATCACCACCATTTCGAAAATCGACATCTAATACAACTAGACCGCTGGCTTGGCAGTTGATTCCATAATTCATTCTAGGATCAACCGAAAACCAAAAATCAACCAGCTGCCAGTCATTAGTAGCGTCAAGATGACCTCGCTTTATTAGGTCAAAATGCGGTAATTTATTGCGCGATTTAACTGGCAGGACTTTCCAACCATTTAAAATCGCTTGGGCAGCTGAACCCTTTATTGATTTACTTTCAGCAATAATGGCTAAATCAGTTGCTAAATTGCTTGTATATGACATTTGTTGCTCCCTTCTAAACCCTAGTAAATGGATTTAGTGGGTTAAATATATTTGCTTAAATCTATTTAGACAAGCAATAACTCGGCGAGTCTTATATCAAAGAAGCCGCATAGCCTTTCGGAATGAGCTTTGTTGCTAAAATCGGTTGTAATTGGAAGGCTCTTTAAAACCCACTCAGGCTCTATTAGAGCCCCTAAGTCAAACTGGTAGATGCCCTTAGGTGTCGCATTGATATACAGGGTCTTAGCGCCCGTCCTAGCCCTTATATCGGCCAGATAATCCCACTTCTTCTTCTCAATCAATAAGCGGTCATAATGCGTCCTACGACATTTGAGCTCAATATAAGAATCGCTCGTAATGCCATCTGCTCGGTCGGTCGCTGATAAGGGCGTCAAGTCTGGGTAAAGCGACTTGAGAGCCTCAAATAACTCGACTTCCCTAAAGTAGATTAGTTATCTTCCTCGCCATCTTCCCAACCAATTTTCTTTATTGGGTCATCGGCTGGCACTATCCAATCAGGATAAGAGCTACGATCCATAGCAAAAGCAAGGGAAGTTCCTTCATCCATACCAGCTCTGCGACAAGCTTTATAAACTTCATTGGCTGCAATAGCCCAGAAATCAAGCTTTGTTAGCGGTGTCTCTTTAGTAGTCCTGCGTCTTTTAGGACGCTTGACTGGCTTTTTACTTACGCGCTTTCGCGTTGCCATTTCTGACTCCCTTCGCTAGCGCCAATTCTAGCTGAGACTCCATTTTATCAAGGCGCGACACTATTGGGATATTCTCCAATTTAATTATGTATCGAAGGCCAGCAATCAGTAAGGCTATTGATCCAAGGACTGAGGCTACTAAGGTTGCAAGCTCAGGTGCTGGCATTACTTGACTCTGCCGTAGCGCTCGTAGTTAGGGTTTAGCCAATTGATGATGCTAGGCAAGACTGATACGAGAGCTGCATTGGCAATTGCATCGACATCTAGGCCGACTGCTAGATAAGTCGCTAGTGCCGTTGCTAGGAATGTCTTGGCCCAGCTCTCTGCCATCTTCTTTAAGTCGCTCATTAGCTTCTCCTTCGAGGTTAAAATAACTGCCATTTTTGTCTCCCAAAGTTGTAAATGAAATATGGAAATGCGATCGGTGAGGGTTAGCGCCTTTATAAGTTCTGCGTTTCCATCCCAGTATCGGACTCATAATCTTTCCATCAAAAATAATGTAAGCAATTCGCTTATCGCCTTTCTTGGCTAATTTGCGAATCTTCTCAACTAGCGCGTAAGCCTCTTCTTTGTGAGCTGATAAGTCAGCATCAATATCTAAAGCTCTAACGATTCCTGATTTAGCGTCTGGTATATGGTCAGAAGTGCCTTTTGCAAGATGCCTAGCATCAGCAATCCAGCCATCAGACTTCCTATCGCGATCAGGATAATCGTCATCGATTTGCTCCCGAAGTTGAATCCCTGCTGCGCATAATTTAGGCATATTAATTATTTAGCACAATCCCTCAAGATTATGCCGAGGGCTTACCTAGTGTAAATCCTTGAGGGATTGGCTTGCTGTATTCCCATTTTTCAATAAAAGGGCCCACACCATCTGAATCATCTCTCAGAACTATTGTTCCTGTAATTGGCTTAAAATCATTTATTGTTAATTCTGGTAAAGCATCTACTAAATCTTCAAATAATCCCATTTTAACTCCTTATCCAAATGGCTGAGAAATGTCCGCCGCCGTTGGCAGTTTTAAATTGTTGCGCCTGATCCATATAGACAAAAACTTCAATGTAGTCAGTAGTGCCGTTTAAGTCCATCAAAACATTATTACTGCACCAAATTGTAGCATCGGAAGCTGCATTATATTCAGTTGCCTTGAAAAGCGATCCATTTTTGTAAATATAAGCCCAACCAGAACCAGCATTATCTTGGCAAGCAATTACAAAATTGACTTGATATTTACCTGCTTTATTAGGTGTAAAACGATAATTTGTTGTGTTGTCGTAGCAACTGTCTGTATCAAAATCTTCGGTGTTGTATTGTATTTTAGTATTTGTTGCCGCGCTGATGCTTTGAACAGAAGTTGCTCTATAAGCCGAAAATGCAGGGCCTGAAGCAGCAGCAGGGGTGGCCCAAGCAGGAACACCGCCTACCACTGTTAATACTTGACTAGTAGTCCCAATAGGTAAAGCAGTATTTACATTGGCAGTTGCTGATCTATAAGCAAGTGCGCCAGTTGTAGTCTGTGGGTTTAAGTTCTTTGTCGTTGTATCGACTGAGCTTCCCAATGTGCGAATTGCAGCTGCGCCATCCTTGACGAGATCAGTATCGTCAGGAGTGTCCCAGCCGTAATTAGTAGTCGTTGCCATTTAGTCTCCTATGCCACAATTGTAGCGTTATACCATTCCAGTAATGGGTTTATTGTATTCCAACTTTCGACCGCTGGGACTGAGTTCCAACGGAAGGCTTGAAGGCTGAAAGCTATAGGCGATAGGTTCATAGTTAGGTCTAGGCGGTTAAGACTTGCAGTCCAAGTCCAGCCCTCGACAAATCCTTGAAACTCTCCATCGGTCATATTAGATGGCAGATTAGTAATATTTAACGGCATACCCATAAATACATTTAGAAGGCTATCTCGGTCAGAATCATCAATCTCTGGACTAGCAGTAGTGAAGGTTATCTGCCTTAGAGCAAATTGTGGGTAAGCTCGAATAAGTAAATAGAAGGCTGCTTGGGCTTCGGCATCGTGACTGTGGCGAAGGGTTGTAGAAATTGTGGTAGCTAGTTGGCCGTAAAGCGATATAGAAGCTGCATCCTCATCATCCACCGATGCGCTGCCAGTTCCATAGCCAACTGTGATTGCGTTGCGAACATCGCCAGCGCGCTTTACTATTGAAAGAGCTGGGCCGATGGCGTGATTGCCATCTAGATCAACATAGCCATTGGTCGCTAGGTATTGACTGCGGTGAGTTGAATCAGCGTAACCAATTCGGCCTTGAGCATCCTCATATAAGTAACCTAATCCGCTAGTGGCATACCTAGAAGCTAAATTATAAACTGTGTCGTTTAGGCCAGTCTCTGAGTGCAATTCATAATCGCCAGGAGTGTCTATCTCACCTAGTCCGCTATTTTCTGCATCCTGCCATTGGGTAGTTGCGTCATAATCGTTCCAAGCCTCTGCCGCTGGCACTTCATTCCATTGGTCAAATAATACGCCGCTAAGTAATTCCTCAATGCGGTCTCCATCAAATTGATGAGCAAAGTTGCCAGTATAAACTGCCCTAGCAAGTCGCGCTAAAGCTCCTACTGCAACGATTCTAATCTGCTGGCTGGTCGCTGTTGATCCTGAAGTCTGGACTGTAATGCCTAAGTCAGTAATAAAGCCGCCAAAGAGATTGACATAATCGCCATTAGAAT